TGAACGTAAGGGTAGGCTTGTCAAACTATACAAAGAAAAGAATGGTGTGCTTAACTTCTATATCTTCAGGGCTGACATGCAGCAAGCATGGAGAATTAAAGACACCTTACTAACAGAAGAAAGCCTGAAGGAAGCTAAGGGTAGATACATTACCAAAGGTGAGAAGTTCTTCCATATTCCATACACAGATGCTGAATTAATTAACTTAGAGAAAGAAGATGTATAATGGCTAAATGGAATTTAGATGCTGTACGTGATGAGGTAGAGGATGATGTTGTCAACCAACCACCACACTACGGTAACGGTAGGATAGAATGCATAGAGTATATGAGGGACAACATGGATCACATGATGTTCATGGGTTACTTAGAAGGTAATGCTAAGAAGTACATGCATAGGTACAGGTACAAAGGTAAACCTGTAGAAGACCTAAGGAAAGCCAAATGGTACTTAGAATATCTTATACGAGAGATGTCACAAGAGTAATAAAAAAGCCCCTCAGGATTTCTCCTTGGGGCTTCTTCTTTATTTCTTCTTCATTGGTTTCTTTTTAACAGGTTTCTTTTTATTTGTACCCTTACCGTAGGGAACTTTCTTTCCGTTCTTGTATGGCATAACGTTTCTCCTTTATTGTTTAGCCGCCCACATATTGTCAATCATGTTAGGGTATTTTCTACCAGCTCTAGATGCTCTAGCTCTAGCCTTTTTCTTCTGTCCATCTGTCAACGGTTTAGATTTACCTAAAGACTTAGGACGTTTCTTTTTCCATACGGGTTGTTTATTAGCCATTACCACTTCACCTTGTTAGCCCAGTAAGCTGCACTCATCTTACCTTTTTTAATGTTCTTAGCATGACGTGCCTTGAATGCTTTGTTTCTAGCTGATCCTTTCGGACTACCTTTGACACCCTTCTGCCCAAACCTAATTACCTTTTCTTTACCACCAGCACAAGCCTTAACAACATGTGACTTAGTTTTGTGACTTGGTGTAGTCCTAGGGGAGTTACACTTCATCTTAGCTTTGTTAAGTTTCTTAGGCACGTTCTTACCTCTCATTAGTTAAGTGGGTTGTCTACTAAGGAATCATAGGCTTTCCATATATCATCTATTTCTGTTTGGTATTTGTCAAGCTTATCACCCAAACTATCAGTGATCCCAGTCGATCTCTCAACTTGACTACGTAAGTCAAGCAAGTCTTTCTGTTGTTCCAAGATTGTTTGCATTTGCGTACTAATCGTTGACAACCTTGTGTTAAGTCCTCTAACATCATTATCTTGTACCGCCTGTTCTAGTGTTTGTATACGAGAACCTAAGTCCCCTGCTGTTTTATCGAATGTTCCTGACTTAGTGACAACTGTCTCAATGCCTGACTCAACAGCATAGAACCTTTGTAATGTGTCATAGCCGTAGTATATACCACCACTAAGAGAACCTAAGATGGGTAGGGCAGCAGCTATGTACCACCCTTTGAATGTAAACCCACCAACTTTTACTTCAGTATCTTCTATCATGGCTGAGGATCGTTGTTAGCTAATGAACCGTGTTGCATTATATACGTAGCAGCACCGTAGATGTCATCAGCATCTTTCATTTCACTTGTTAAGTAACCGTTCCAACCTGTAGCATTACCGTAGTTATCCCATGTAATGACAAACTCGTCAACACTTTGTGTGTATGTTAAGGCTGAGTAGTTACCTATGACAATGCTGTTCTGTGCTGCATAGCTGTCAATGCTTGCTGTAAGGCTTTCAGTATTAGCAGCTGCCATGAATGCACCAGCTTGTTGAGCATACCCTTCAACAGAATCTAATGCTTGGTTGTATGTGGCTACTTCAGCTGCATCTATAGAGTACTCATCTGTAGAAAGCATGTCTTGTAGAGCTACCTGTTCAGGTGCTGTGTCAGCTTCCATTGCAACTTCAGCAACTGATGTAGCTGTCATAAGAACATCTGTAGCATCAACCAAGGTGTCAACAGCTAAGGCTAGGTTGTTCATAGCAGCTACATGTTCTTGTACGAAGAGCTGTTCAGCTGTTGTAGCTGTAGCATAATCATGTTGCATTACCTGATCAACAGCATCTAGGTAAGCTGTAAGCATAGAACTAGAAATATGACCATCATCTAATGATCCATCTACTATGACACCACCAACTTCAGCATAACCTGTAGCACCAACACCCAACTGAATTGACAACTGTAGTCTGTTATCTATAACATTAATACTATCAATCAGTGCTTGTAGTTTCTCTTCCCCTGTTTGTGCGTTTGCTTGTCCTGAAACGGTCACTAAGACTGAGCTTGCTAACAGTAGTTTTTTCATCTGACTCTTCATTTGATTCTATGTCCTCTCCTACCTTTAACAAGGTGTCCCAAAATTGTTTGTCATCTTCATACCCCACCACATAAACGGAAGGATTCTCTCTATACTTTAGTAAAGCATTCTTACCCATAAGAAGTTTACCAGTTTTGAAATCGTTTACAGGGCAGGGCGTATTAGCTAAAACCATCGCCTTAAATACAGCTGGATCAGCACATAAAATACTGATGCCAGAAATCTGCAAACCTAAACCTCCTACTTGCTGAGGTGCTCCTAAAAGCCTAGCATTCTTACGTCTGTTACAGGAGTTATCTTGCTGCATACCACCCGATGACAAGCCTATGACACTTAACTGTATACCTACAGAATTTGGCATTAAGCATGAGTCGTTACCACCGCCACCCATAATCGTAGGTGCTATACTGGACATGACAGGAGCTTTATCCCCTGCACCTGTCGCATTGTAGTTGTTGGTAACAGTTTCGTCTGTGTTGTTACTGTCTACTGTACTGTCTTGGTAATTATTACTGAAGTCACCTGTAACATCATTGGCTAGTACACTGGTCACCAAGAACATCTTTAAGATTAGAGTCTTGGCACATAAGCTGGACAGCTGCTTCATCTTTACCGATAAGAGATAGTGTTTGTGCATTTAAATTTCTTTGACATTTAGGCTCGTTGTTAGGACATACCGAAGGGAACTGTATTGTTGTGGACGTACAGGCAATCAATACCAAAACTAATACGAGGTAATATTTAATCACGTCTGCTGTCTTCCATCATAATCCTGATTGACTTAATGTTTTCATCTATACGAGCTAGGGTTAAAGCTTGTGTTTGTACAATCTTATCGAGGGTTTCGATACGTACTTCATGACGTAGTATCTCACGAGTGTTGTTCTTAACGGAGTTGTCAAGTGATGACACATACCATACAAGAGCTATGGTTTGACAGATGATAGCTACTACTAGAGTAACAGGAACTGTCTTCGATAAGTGCCAATCAGTTTCTTTGTCCATCATTTTGTAAAACCAGCTCCGAAGTATAGGCCAACAATAGCTGACACAATGTGAGTATCTAGTGGTGTTATGACAAATCCAGAGGCAGCTTGCCATCTTACAGTTTCGTTAGCACCAAGCAGCCAGTTAATAATACCACCCTCAACTTCAGTGTAACCTACGATAACGTTTATCTCAGGATAGAATACAGCAACTAACTTAGGTAGTACAATGATAGCAAACACAGCTGATAGAGCTATAAGCCTACGTGTCCAAGCAAAGTGTTTGTCAGTCTTACCAGCTTCACGAGCTATGTTAACTTGTTCAGCATTGAAGTTAGCTCGTTCCATGAGCATCTTGTTGTTCTCTTGTTTAGCCTTAATGCTTTGACCCCATATGGACATGACCCCACCGAGAACGGTAGAGCCTAGCATTGTAATTAGTTCTAATGGTAATCCAAACATTTATTTACCCTCTAAGTAATTAGCTTCAAGCTTTCTACGACTAGGGTATTTGTCCCCAAAGTTTCTCAACTCTTTAGCAGCAGCCACCCAATCACCACTTGTTACATAACCCCAAAATTTAGGAGTTTCAGTAGCTAAGTTTCCGTATTGGAAGGCCACAGATGCTACAACTGTAGCTTGTTCTTTTGTCAAGTCGTCAAATGAAACAGTACTTGTTGAGTTATTCCAAGCTTGTTTCAGTTTGCCAATCTCTTGTTTTTTAGCAAACTCGTTAATTGTATCTAACTCTTTTGTTGTTAGGGTTAGTTTATTATTGTCAACAAAAAGTTTAGCTGCATCACCAGTTAAACCTAGGTAAGGTTTTAGTTTATTCACCAGCTCAACAGGTAATCCAACTAGATCAGCCTCACTTCTTTGACCTAGATCAAAACCTGAAGCAATAGTAGGGCCTGATTTACCTAGTACACTACCATTGTCATCCGTAGGTACATCCATACTTTTCTCGTACCCTTCTCGTTCTTTAATAAAAGAGAAATCTACATTAGCACTATCTAAAGTTGTTGTGACAATCTCTTCGTCAGGTTCTTTAGGTGTAGCTTCAGCATTAGACTCAAAGTCAATATCTTCTAATGGTACTCCTATAAAATCTTCATTGATAGCTGCAGTTACATCCGCATTCTGATCAGCTGTTAAGTTATTGTTGGTATCTATTAGGTTATTGTTGGTATCTACTGGAGCTGCATCATCCTCTTGACGAGTAAGTAACATAGATTCCATAGTAGATGGGTCACCACCTAACCTACGCCAGTAGTTAGCATATGTCTTGAACTGGTTGTTAGCTCGTGTAATCTCTGAGTAGTTTCTACCTAGAGCCTCAACACCCCAACCTTTACCACGTAACTCTGTTCGTTCACCAGTTGACAAAGCCCTACCACTATCTTTAATCATGCGGTAGATATTACCACCGTAATACTTGTCAGCTTTAGCTTGGAATAAACCACCAGCCCACTCTGAAGGACTTGTAGTTTTCTCAGCTTTCAGTTTAACCTCACCAATACCTGTCAATTCAAATACTGTACTCTCTACAATACCTTTCATTGTGGTAGCAAAGATATTAGACTGAGACTGTAGTGCATCCTTTAACTGGTTGACAGCAAGTGTATGGCCTTCAGGGTCTAACTTCTTGACAATATTTAGTTTGTCAAATACATCGTTGTCAAACAGTACGTCCATCGTTTCTTTACTTAAGAGTTTGTTTGATGTACTGACGTTAACTGTAGCTTGACCAACACCATTCAAGAATGAATCTCTATGCTCAGGTTGGTTAAGGTTCACAGGTTCTGTTAACTTCACCTTAAAATCAAAAGCATTGTTTATTGCATTTAATCTGTCTTTGTCACTACGGTCTGTGGCTATTTCCAATTCTTCATTGTTGTGTAGTATGACAGCTGCAGCAACTTCAGCTTCAGGTAAATCAAATACATTTAAGTTAGTGTACACTGTGTCTTTAGTTTCTGTCTTTTCTAAAGTCTTTAAGATTTCAGGCCATTTCCTAGCAACATAAGTAGACCAATCAACTTTGTCTGACAATAAAGCTTGAGCTAATATAGGGTCTGTTTTACCTAACACTTTAGCTTGCTTTAGAAGGGCTGCAGATATTGGCTCCATTGCTGCCATAGTTTCAGCTGTAAGCATATCTTTGTCATACGTTTCAAGACGACCCAGAAGAGCATCTAATGTGTCAATCTGTGATTTAACAGGTGAGAACTCATCGGCTGTTATGTTGAGTGGTCTTGTAAGTTGAGACTTAGCTATATCAAAGCTAGTTCTTAGTTGAACCATAGACTCAGGGCTGACATCACCACCAGCTATTTCAGCTTGTAGACCTACTAGAGCTATTGCTCTAATGTTCTGTAGTACTTTGTTAGCATGAGGCATATATGACTCTTGAAATTCCATCTTGTCTATGTTAGATGCTGACGTTATATATAATGCCGCAGCTTCAGAAGCCTTCATATCGTTTAAAGCTATAGTGGCAACATCTTGACTCGTGAAAGGTTTACCTGATTGACTTAACTTTTGTTCAGCTAGGAACATATATGCAGGGTTTTCTATTAACTGTTTGTTAGCTGCCTCAGCTGCTGCCATAGCAGGGTTAAAGGTTAGAGAACTTATGTCAACACCTGTACGCCTAAATACAGCATCAGCCTCACCGTCACCTAATTGAAAACCTAAAGATTCATATGAGGATACAGCTGAGTTAATACCAGCCTTAAGACGTGTTGGGTCTGTTACACCTTTAAGCTTGTCTAGCTGTGTGACAAAATTAGCAAAGCCAGCTTTATTCAAGGAAGCTTCTGTAGGTTTACCTCTAGTTTGTGCTTTGGAATATGCATCCATAGCACCAAACAAACCTTTTGTCAGGTTAGCCATGCCT